TCGGCGTGCAGATGTACTACACGATACTGAAAACGGGTAAGATAGCTTTCAAAGACGCAGATCCGATTGTGAGACGTACCGCACAGAAACAACTAGTAGGTATATTAGGAATGTCCGTCTTATTGTCTGGAGTACAGGGTATACCCATGTTCGGGGCGTTCCTCTTAGTTGCAAATATGTTCTTGGATGACGATGAAGAAGATGCCGAAACCATTGTGCGTCAATATATCGGTGAAGGTTGGTATAAGGGCGCATTCAACGCAACACTTGGTGTAGATGTAGCCAATCGTATCGGGCTTGGTAACTTAATATTTAGGTTGAACCCATATGCTCAAAACCAATCCGCGGCAGATATAGCTATGCAGGCTGTTGGTGGACCCGCGTGGAGTGTAGGTACACAATTCTTCCGTGGCTTGGGGGATGTCGTGGATGGTGAGGTGCAGCGTGGTGTAGAAAGTATGTTACCCGCGGCGCTCCGTAATGTGGCTAAGACGTTTAGGTATGGAAGTGAGGGGGCTATCAATACCCGAAAGGGTAACCCCATATACGACGATGTTACTACAGGTGAACTACTATTCCAGTTGTTTGGTTTTGCACCTACTGGGTACACATTGCAATCGGATATAAACCGGAGCAAAAAAGAAATCGAACGTGGCACTGCCAAGAGACGTAAAAGGGCGTTAGATGATTTCCACATGGCTCTTGCTATGGGTGACGGTGAGGATATCAGGTCGGCACTTGACGATGTTATTTCTTACAACGATAAACACCTTGATTGGGCTATCACAGGTTCTACCATACAGAAGTCTATGGCTCAGAGGTTTAAAACCGCCGCTAAAATGCACAACGGCGTGACCATCAACCCAAGTCTAAGCGCCGGTTTACTGGCGCACGGTAATGATTTCTGGGGAGAGAGCGGTATCAACCTAGCGAAGTTCCTAGATTTAGATTTGGACTTCTAATAAAAAACCCCCCGTGATCTCGGCAGGGGGTGCCGTCACGGGGGGAAGATGGTGTAGCAGTACAAACCACTACAAAGGAGAACCGACAGTCAGGGAGGGTGACTGTCATTAATTATACTATCACACGGTTCTCCAAATGCGAACACCTAAAATATTATTTTCTACCACTATCCGCCCTTCCGTTTTGTAGCCTTTTTCTAGGGTTATAGCTGCCGCTTGCTTCATAGCTTCGTCAGTATTTATACATGGTATGAACACCGAAGCACCCGCTACCATATCGTCCCAGTTCACTACGATCCGTACACCGTCTGGGTTTAAGTCGTCAGTCTTCAACACCCCTTGGCACATCGTCTACCTCCAGATCACATTTAACCGCTAGCACGGTGGTTGGCGGTAGCTGCATATGCGTACCTTTGCTCAACCGCATTTTAATTTTAGTAGCTCCCAGCTTCTTCTGTAGGTCCTCGACAAACGAGGCATAGTTGATTTGCTGTTCACCGCACCATACCCGGAGGGGTTTCGGTAGGAGATACGCTCTTTTCAAATCGGTTTCATACCTAGCCACCATCTGACCTCGCGGCAGTGCTTCCGGTACTATCAGGGAGTCCATCCCAGCATTATCTTTTTTACGTAAATCATCCGTGCTTTTGATCCACAGGACGTTGGAGTAGTGCTCCATAATGTAGTCGTTCAAGGTCTCCTCGACCGAGGTATTCATGCCAGAGACATAGTTCTTATTGTTCTTGAGCATGTTTATAGTCCACTTGAATAACTTCTTTATGTCGTAGTCTATAAGTCCAGCCTTTTTTGCCAGCATAAGACCCGCCATAGTGTTCGTAGCGAACGCGGACCAGAACCTATTTTCGGAGGTAAGCCCCGCTCCCCTATCAACTCTTTCCCGCACCTGCTCCAATATCTCCTTTACGTCATCCATGTGGTTGAGAATGTATTGAATGTATATTTTACCCGCGTGACCGTAGTTGTTATTTACGGCTGCGAGGAAATCATCCTGTATTTTTTTATCCTCAACCTCATCGAACATGCGATCTACCTTGACTTCCAATATGCGCTGCGCTTCCGCTTTCGGCATAGCTTTCGTCATACTTATTCGTTCAATGATACTGGCGTTGCCGGTAGTTACAGCCAACAACTTCCAAGCGTCTCCGCGATACCGTTCAGCATTACCACTACTTTTCATTCGACCGCGTTGACGCCCGCCGGTTAATTGGTATGCCATGTTACTTAGTTCAGCCGCCTTAGCTTCGGTTAACTCATCCAAGTACAGAGGTAGACTGTGGTATATCTCGCCTCTGTGCATCTTAGTGTTAAACGTATCTTCTTCGCGTAGAACAAGGTCTTCTGGCCTACCCCATACCGAAACCGCCGCGGCCATAGCAGTCGTCTTACCTACTCCAGACTCCTTACTGTGCAGATGTAAGGCCGCACAATTCACGGGTGCTAGGTTCATAAGTACACTACCGAAAGCAGAACCGACCACGAACTGATGTACTTCAAACCCGTCACGGTTATAGAAATTTATAGTGTCTTTCCAATCTTGCAGCGTGCCTTTA